TTCCCAAATAGAAGTTTCAGTTCTTTGTGCTACTTTAGCAGCAACGTGTCCAATTAAGAAATCAGAAAATGAAGGAGGAAGTGAATCAAAAGCTGAATATCCCATAGAAATTGCATCCCAATCATTTTGGAAATCTTTCTTACATAATTGTAAGTTTACTTGTTGGTATTCAGGTTGTAGAATACGTTCATCAAGCGTAATAGTAGAAGTTCCAACAAAATCACAAGCTGCATCTGTTACAATATCGTTTGTAGAAACTGTTTTTAATACTTCTTTAAATTTGATGTTTGGTTTAACGGTAATTCCACCGTTTTCAATTGTTGTACCACTTAAAAGTGCAGCAGAAATGTATTGTCCTGCAAACTCCCCTGCATAAGTAGTTGTAATACTAGTTGTAGTTGCCATAATTTATTTATTTATTTTTTTATTTGTGAAATTCTTTGTAAAACTCTATCCGCTGTGCTTAATGCTCTTTTTTGTGCGTATAGGTTTAAATTTGGTTTAGATTCAGCTTCAGGATTGTGAGTAATTTTTTCTACTGGTGTTTCAGCAGCTAATTCTTCTTTTACTTCTTCCTTTTCAGCGTAAACCGTTTTAGTTGTAGTTTCTTCTGATTTAATAGTATTAGATTCTACTTCTTCGCTCATTTCTTCTTTAGGTTCAATCATTGCTTTTATTTCGTCAATCATTGCCTTAATTTCAGAAAGTTCTGCTTTAGTAGCATATTCCATTTCTTCTTTTTTATCTTCAGCAGCTTCTACTTCTTCTTCAACTTCTTCTTCAACTGCACCAATAGAAGAAATAATCCCTTCTTCTTCTACAATTAAAGTTTCCCCATCTTCAAGTTTGTATTCGCCTACTGGTAAAGCTACCATTTCATCTTCTGTTATAATGAATACTTCGCTTCCTGCTTCAAATGATTCACTTTCTATAACAGTACCGTTTTCTAGTGTGGCTTGAGCCAACTTAACTTCTTCGGATAGTTCTACCCCAATAAGTTCTTTTACTTTGTTTAACATATCTGTTGCTTTCATATAATATTACAATAAATTAGTAATTAGTTTGTTATGTTTTTATTTTACAAAGAATTTAACATCGCTAATAAATTTAACAGCTTCTCTAACCAAGTCAATGTTTTCTTCTCTAGCTTGTTGCAATTTATTATACATATCTATTTGCTTTGGGTTCATATCAAGTTCCTTAGCCGCTCTTTTAATGTCATTAATTGCTGTTTCATAGTAAGCTACATTAAAAATAGCTGAACCATCTCTTAATGTACTTGTTTTATTCATAAACTTTTTAGCTTCTGAATTTACATCTACAAGTTTTTTAATTAATGATATGGCTTCTTTTTTAAGTTCCTTTGCTCTTTGGTTGCCTTTTTCAATGTCCTTTAAAACATTCTTAGCTTCAATAGCCAACTCTACCTTCTCTAAGTTCTTCTCTTGCTCTTTAGCTAGCTTTGTAAAGATTTTGTGTACGCTTGGTTTCATATCTTATTTTAATTTATTTTTTAATTAGTGATTTTAATGATGAGGATTGTTTTTGAATTTTTTGTATGCTATCAGTACAAGCTTTACTAAATTCTTTTGCATCATTAACCATTTTATCAACACCAAGTTCTTTGGCTTTTGATGCTAAATCATCAAATTTGTTTTTTAGATTTTTATAATCAGGAATACGTTTTTCTAATTTATTAGCTATATCTAACATCTCCATCTGCAAACCAAGCGTTTGTAGACTTCCATATTCTTTCATTAAATTATCAATTAAAGATAAATCAACTTTTTGAGTAGAAAACTTTTGTAGTATTTGTTTTGTTATTGAATCCATATTTATATAATAATATATTTAACGTTTTGTTATAAATTTATTCAGTTCCTGTTATGTTTCCTATCCCTTGTGCTTGATAACTACCATCACAACACTTTCTTGAATATGTTTTACCATCTTTGCACATACACGCTCTTTTGTCATTTTGTGGACTTGGGTTTCTTTCTTTTTCCATTAGCTTAAACTTCCATTTTGTGTTCGTTGTATAAAATATATCACATCCCAAATTTCAGCAATTCCACCGTGTGCTTGGATTCTAATCTCAACACCATTCTGAACAAAGTTTGCATCGGTATAATATTGGAATATTTCGTGTTCGTTTTGAGTTGTATCATTTCCTTTATAGAATGGAATTACTTTACTTATTCTCTCAATTTCCCCATCTCCAACAAATCTTAAATCTAAATGAGTTTGATTTGCGTTAGGACATCTCATTTTAAAAACAACAGTAGTAATATAAGTGTCATTAACGTTCAATCCAAGTATCTTTTTTGTAACACCATCATAAAAATCATTAGTACCGCTTTTAACTACATTTCCTGCGTTGTTAGGCATTACAACCTCAACTCCGTCTGCTAAATCTAAAGTATCATCAGAACCTACATATTCCGTATCATCATACCTTGCCCAACCCAATGAATTTACACCACCTTGTGGATAAACTATTACGTTTCTTCCATTATGACCCATATACAAGGCTTCATCAGTATGTAGCATAGCACCTTGTTCGATGTTTACACTATCTACTTCTGCTTGGTCAGTATGAAATACGTGTACTTTGTAAGAAGTATTTTTAGTTGTTGGCATTAAATAGGTTTTTTAACTTGTTTATTGTTTCTTGTGCTTTTAATTCGTTAGATTCATTTGGTCTTTCTAGTTTGTCAGCAAAATAACCTTCAATAGAAAAGCCTTTTACCTTTCCTTCTTTTACTTGTTTCCATACGTCATCATTTAAAACTTTCATAGATACCATCCAAGTTCCAATAGGTACGTTTAAATCGTACATTCTACTTTTATCTTGTTCTGATTCTACAATCCACGATTCAACAGCTGTAAGACCCTTTAATTCTAATTGGTGTTCTAGTGTTGCATTGTTTTGATTACCTTTAATAAAGAATAATTCACTTGCTTTACGAACTGTATTTTTAGAAAAGTATATATAATATTCCTGTTCTCCACTAGTTCTGTAAATTGGTTTATTAGGTATCAAAGCTGCACCCATTAAAATACGCTTTTCTTTATCAACTTCTGCAAGTTTAAATTCTTGATTCTTTAACGCTATAAAGTCTGATTCAATAGCAGGGTTTTCAACTACGCTAATAGCTTCAATTCCTGATACTTCATCTGTTTCATCTATAAAAAGTTCTATTATATCCATACTTAAACAATAAAATTTACTATGTTTTGTTATTTATTAGCCTATTGAAGCACCTTCAACTATATTACGTTCTAATGATTGTGCGTTTGTTACATCATTACTTACTACATACGCTTTTATAGGTTGTTTGTCTTGACCATTTATTGCTTGTGCTAATTGATTTGTTCCTGATGCACCCACTACATTAAAATCAGGTGCTTGTGCAGCCATTGTAGTTACACTTGGTGCTGAAATTGAACCACCACTACTTGCACCACCGCCTTTACTACCAACCATTGATTTAGCTGTACTTACTGCACTTTTAATACTCATTGCTATACCTGCTGCTTGTGCTGCAAATATTGCTATTAATGGTATGTTGGCAGGAGGGGGTGCTGCACTTGCTGCTTTCATAAATCCTTTTGCACCATCTACACCTGATTCTGCTGCTGATGATATAATTCTTTGCATAGTTGCTTGTGCTACCATTATTTGCTCCTTTAGCATCATACCAGTTTTTAAAAGAAACAACGCTTTAGCTATTTTGCTTTCTTCCCCTGCAGCCATTGCTACTGCATCCATAGCATCCATTACACCTTTCTTTTTTTGCTGTTCTAATTCAATTAATTTTTCAGCATCTTCTATAGCTTTTTCGTCTGCTTCTGTTTTTAAATCTGCTGCTTCTTTTTCTAAAGATATTCTATTTATTAATTGTTCAGACCTAAACCCTTCTATTTGTGCTAATACTGCTTCACGTTCGTTTTGTGCTTCTAGTAAAGCTATGTAATTTTCTTGGTTTTGGTTTTTATTATATTCTGCTTGTGCTGCTCTAATTGTAATATCTACATTTTTAAGCATTAACTTTTGTTGTTCTTCTAATACTTCGCCTAACTTATTGTTTGCTGCAATTCTTTCTTCAATAGTCTTGCTTTCGTCATCTCGTATTTGTCTTTGTTGCTCTGCTTGTCTATCATACTTTTCAATAAGACCTTGATTAATAACAGCAGCTACTTCTGCTTGTTTGTTTAGTTCAACAGTCCCTTGTGCAGCTTTAACCGTAGATTTAGCATAATTTACAATACTACTTGTAATTTCTTTAGTGCCTTCTACTATTTTATCTACTGAATTATCTACACCCGTTAAAACATCTACATATTCTTTACCTGCATTTTTAGCAGCTTCCATTGCACCATCAAAATCTCCTTCAAAAACCTTTTTAATAGCTGTACCAAGATAACCAAGTACTTCTAAAGCACTATTAAAGCGTTCAATTAGGTTTTGTTTTATGGCTATACCAAAATCTTTTAATGCTTGTTGAGGGTCGCTAAAAATACCTTTAAAATACTCAATTATAGTTCCTACGTTATTACTTAAATAGGTAAATAAATCGTTAAAAGCTAAACTCAATGCTTCAGTAGCAGTTGAAAATGCATCAACTACTTTTTGATTTTTTCCTAAAGTTTCTTTAAATAAATCAAATGCAACTTGTAGTCCTTGTATTATAAATAATCCTGATAAAACCTTTTTAATTCCACCTAAAACTTTATTTGTTTTTTTAGTTTGTGTTTCTACATCTTTTAAACTGTCTTTTAAATCAGTTGTTTGTTCTGTTACTTTTTTAACATCTTCTTCAGACTTACCTGTGTTTACGTTTAAATCTACTACTACTTTCTTACTCATAGTTCTTTTCTAAATTGTTGATATGCTTCTTTAATTGATTCAGGATATTTGTTTTTACCTAAAGCAATATCTATGTATTGCCCTTGCCATTTTTCAGTTTTTGCAAACTCCAATAAGTTTAATATATTTTCTAACATTTAATTATCTATAAAATTAATTCTAACAGCAGTAAGTAAAGTTGAACTTCCTTGTGGGAAAAATTGAACTTGACCTGTTTTATCTCCACCGCCTACCAAACCATTGGCTATTGTAATCTGATGAACTTCTACATCTCCATTAGTATTTGTTGTTGGTGTTATTGAAGTTGTAAGACTTGTATTATTAAGTGCAGTTGAATAAGAACCGTTTGGTGTAGCTTCTAAATCAACAACTACATTTTCAGGAACATTAAATCCTACTGAAAAAGTGTTCCAAGTTGTTTGTGGTTGTATTCTGTATCTAAAAGTAATACTTGTAGCAGGACTTGCCACAGCACTACCTGAATAAGATATTGTTGCTGCTTTATCACTAGCTTGTATTGTTCCACTTACAATTACTGTTAATGTACTACTAGTATATGTACCAGTATTTACAGAAACACCTGTACCTGTTGGGGAAACTAATGGTGTAGTTATATTTCCTAATCCTGTAAATGTGAAATTTGAATCTGCTGTATATGTTATTGTGTATTCATAAGCATCCCCTGAACTTCCACTTGGATATAAAACTCCATTGTTAAATGAAGTGTCATCCCTTGAAGCAGGATAAGAAGCAGAAGAATTTTTTGTTACATTTACTGATGCGTGATTTACTGCATTACTAGCAGGTAACGTTATAGTAGTTGTATATGCTTCAATATTATAAGCTGTAATTCTTATTTCATAGGAATGATTACCATCATTTGAAGCAGAAGGGAAATTACCACCTATTGTAATATTCATTACATCCCCGCTTAATGTTTTACCTAAAGTATATTGACTTGTTACATTTGTACTACCTTCATAAAGTTGTAAACTTGTTATTTGTGATGTTGATACCCATTCGCCCTCATTATTTGTAAATAATAAAGATACTGTTGGAATAGTAGCACCACATTGACTAGTACTATATGATATGCTTCCTGTTGCTAAAGTTGCATTTATTCCTGTTATAACCGAATTATTAAAGAATAATGTACCACCACTACAAGTTGCTGCTGTACTAGTTGTAAATGTTTGAACAGAACCGTAGGCAGTACCTTGTGTATTTATTGCGTATGCTCTAACAGAATAAAGCTGACTAGAATTTAGCGAAGAAATACCGTTGCTATAAGCACCTGAACTTGTTCCACTTACTATTGTTTTAGTATTTGAAGTAGTTGGTGTTCCGCTTCCTGCAATATATACAAATCCTTTTTCTGTATAGTTAGGATTACCAACATTAGTAATTGTACCATTTAAAGTTGCTGTACTTGTTCCTACAGAAGTTATTGCATTTGTTAATACGCTTGGTAAAAATAAACCTGAAGCAGTTGTAAAAGTTAAAGTTGAACCTGTAACTGTTCCTTGTGTATTAGTACAAAAAGCAACAAATGAATAAGTGTTGTTTAATGTTAAAGAAGATAAATTTGTAGAATAAGAACCTGTTAAAGTTCCTGCTACGTTTACAACATTATTACTTGCTGTTGGTGTACCTGTACCTTGTTTCCAATAAAATCCTTTTACTGTATAATTTGGAATTCCTGCAAAAGTTACATTACCAATTATTGTTGCAGATGTTACTGTTATTGAACTACTTCCTGATGTTACAACTGTTGGTACACTTGGAGCAGCACTAGTATTAACTGTAAATGTATTTCCTGTTGCAGTACCTTGTGAGTTTGTTGCAAAAGCTACAAATGAATAAGTATTGTTTGCACTTAAAGAAGTATTATTAAAAGAATAAACGTTTGTATCTGTTCCTGAAACTATTTGAACATTATCTGATACAGTTGGCGTACCAGTTCCTACTTTCCAATAGAATCCCCTTTCTGTATACGCAGGACTTCCTATGTCGGTAACTTGACCATTAAACGTTGCAGATGTTTCTGTTACAGAAGTTGCTGATGTCGTTAAAACTGAAGGTAGTGATACTACTGGTGGTTCACTACTAGAAACTACATTTAATAATTCTAATTGACTTTCTCCTGTTTCTAAATTACTTTGAATACTATTTATAGTATATATTTTTTCTACTATTTGAATTTTATCTGCTAAACTATAATTCAATAAAAAGCTAATAGGTAAATATGCTTTTACTTTTGTAAGTCTTAATTTATTGTTGTAAATGTTTTGTATATAAGTGCTGTAATAATCTTTAAATAAAGTTCCCTCAAAACTTGAATCAAAAGAATATTCATTTATTTCTAAATTAAAATTTATATTTGAATCGTCTGTTGCAGAGGTTAATTCTACACTATTACTTGGTACAAAATAACTTGATATATCAGTATATGAACTTGGAATAGCATTTAAAAAACGTATTGTAGTACCACTTGTATTTACAGGATAAAACAATAAAGGCTTTCCAAAATATGGGTCGTTGTTATCGTCTACAAACCAACCTACCTGTGCTGTTGTTACAGAAGTAGTACTTCCGTTTATTAAGTGTTCAAACTTTAAATGCTCAAATGGTGCTACTACACTATATATTTTTTCTGATGAATCGTAGTTGTCATCTCCACTATATTCAGTAGTACCCCAACCTGAATTAAATGCTTGTTGGTGTTGTAAAGCTAATTTAGTTCCTAAACCTTCAAACTTAAAATCTACCCTTTTAAAAGGTAAAGCAACATCTACACTACTTGAATTACTATCTACATATTTTGTAACATCCCAAGTTGTAGTAGAATTTTGATAATAACTATCAAGTGTTTCTATTTTAATTTGATTGTCATCATAATAAGCAGTTAGATTAAACATCTTAAATAATCCTGTAAGAAAATCTATAACTTTCATTTCAGGTATTTGTTCTGTTATTATATAGCTTCTTGTAGTTGTAATTGATTGTGAAGCAGACGTAGAAAAAGTAGCAGATTCCGATAAAGTCGTATCACTTACTGCCATAGAAACACTAGTAACAGTAAAAGCAGTACTTGCATAAATAAACACTTGATACCCTGTACTAGAATTTCCTAATGTACCTATCATAGTTCCACTACCTGCATTTTCTATTGTTGTTTGGTCATATACTAAACCATCTTTTTTAATTATAATAGAATAAGATTGCGCACCACTAGTTGAAACTGTTAAAGTATAGTTTATTAATTGTGAGCCTGTAAGATTATATACAAAGAATTTATTAGGATTGCTATATATTCTACTCATAGAAAGAAAATCACTAGGAAAACCTGTAATCAAAGAAGAAACAGCTTCGCCTTCATCAAAAGCATTTCCTTTTTTTCTATGTAACCACATATAAAGATTCTTATATGAAACATTAGTATCATTAAAGAAATTGTTAGAAAAAGTAATGTCATAAGATTTTTCAATAGCTTTAACTATAATATAAATAGGAATAGCATATTTTAATTCTTCAAAATAAACTCCCTGAAAACTTGAACCTGTTGAGTATAAGTTGCCACCAAGTGCATCAGGATATGCAGGATTGCTCAAAGCACTATCATAATACAATCTAGTAGTGTGAGTAATTAAAGGTGCTACAAGTGCATCTGTGTAAGTAACACTATCTACTGTTTTATCTATACCTGTTGTTAAAGCAGTTCTTACTTGTGTTGCGTTGTAATCGTGATTAAAGTTATCTAACCAATCTAAAGAAGCTAAATTATCTTCTCCTAATAAATCTTTTAAATCAACTGTGTTTCCGTAAAATGTTACTCTATATGAATTTGGTTTTCCTTCTTTTAAATCAACCCCTTCTAGTTTTATTTTACCTTTTTTAAATGTTTTATTGTTTAATTCAATTCTTGCTGTTTTCTTTTTTCTTGCATCAAAACCATTTATAATATCGTAGTTATAATAATGCTGAAATATTTTGTTATTTGTTTTAGAAGAAGGTAAACTAAATGTTTTTGAAAATTCAGTAAACACCTTAGATATATCTTTAACATTTTGAATCGTCTGTGTAATACTTACAGATTCATCCTTAAACATATCAACTCTTTGACCTTCTATATATAATTGAATTACTTGCATTTATCTTAGTACATTAATTGTATCGTTAGCAAAATTGAAACTAATAGTAAAGTCTACTAATTTATCGTTTAAACTTGTTTTGTAATTAAGTTGTGATGTTGTTATGTCGATTGGTCTTTCTACATTATTAATAACTGCCCATACTTGCTCTGATAAAAGAAGTTCCTTAAATGGTTCATTCATTCCTTCATCTAAAAAACCTGTATTAACAGTCATTGATTGCATACCTTGAACATTTAATGTTCTTACAGAATGTGTAGATACATCGTAAGTACCTGTACTTGATACAACCGCCCTTTTATAAGATTCTTTTCTTGTAATTATATTTTCAGTAGATTTTTTAAAAAACCAAATATCCTGAAACGCTCCGTATTTATTTATGAATGTTATAAGTATAGGTGTGAATTTAGGTTCACATATTCTTTTTATAGTAACTACTTGACCACCTACTGTTGCAGAAGTTGCATTGAATCCAAAACTATTATAGGCTATTGTTCCTGAACTTTCTGAAGCTATTCTACCAATGGTATCATCTGGCATATACATTGTAGTATTAGTTTGTAATAGTTGTCCTGCTTGAATGGTAGGATTTGAACCATCAACATATTCTCCATAACCATCATAACCAATATGTGAAATATTAACCGCACTTCCTACCTGAACATCTAATGAATCATAAAAAGTAATAGTTCCTGTTATAGCTACTACCTGTGAAGTATATGTACCATCAAAGGCTACATCTAAATAATCCCTTGCAAGTTCGCTAATTTCAAATAACACTCCGCTATCTGCATCTACATCTTTTTGTATTGTATATCTTAAAACACTATCTACACTTAATTGTAATTCTGCATAAGTTGAACCTGCTTGAATATTGTATTCGTATCTTGGACTTCTAAGTAATATGTTTGCCATTTTATTTGTTTTTTAATCTATCTTGTTTTAATGAAAATGCTAAAAAATCTTCTACATCTAAGCCAAAACTATTTATTAATTCATCTGGTAACTTTTTAAATGCACGTTCAAATGGTTTAGTAAAAAATAAAGAAGGTTTTATTCCTTTGTTATATACTGACCTAGATATTAAAAAAGCAGTACTTTGATATGACATAAACCTTCCAGTTTTTTTATCTCTAAATTGAAACCTTTTTGCTTTAACCCATTTTTTAATTCCTTCACTTAAACCACCCTTTTTTCCTTTACCTGAACCAAACTTTGCAAGTGTTCCATATTGTGCAATTTCAGGATATGTAGATGTTTTACCTTTAACACCCCTATCTTGATAATATCCATATTCTTCCATTTCAAATTCAACACTAATGGAATTAGGCATAGCCTTAACAACACCATCTAAACTTCTATATAAATCACTAGAAACGTTTTTACCCTGTTTGGATAACATTGCCCTACTTTGATTTAAAACAAGTTGTTTAAATATATCTAATACTTTTTGTGTTTCCTTTAACTGCATATTGTCATTTCGTTTTGTATTACTACATCAAAGGTTGCTGCCCATCCTGCTAATTTGTTTTCAAACCTATCTACAAATGGTTCACAACTTACATCTCCTTCAACTTGATAAAGTTCTGTATATAAATCTCCACGCTGTAAAGAATTTATTATTCTAGTTAATAAAAACAATTGAGAATTTAATACATCTTGTTCATTATCATTTCCTATAAATACATCACTAGTTTCTTCTTTGCTAATGTCTACAATATCCATAGCCAAAATGCTAATGTTAAAAGTAACTGTTTTAGTTCCTACTGTTGTATTATTTACTATGATATGTGATAATGGAAATATAGTTTGTTTACTTAAATCTACATCGTCTAAACTTCCAAATGTAACAGTATTTACAAATGGTTCTGCATCTAAAGCATCTTTTATCTTTTCCGTTAAATTGTAAAAACCTTTCATCTACGTTTTATTAATTGTTTTTCTAGTTCGTTTTTATCTTTTTCAAATGCTAAATACATTAAACATTCGTGTACATTTAGTTTGGTAATGTTATTAAACTTGGTAACATCCCCTTTAGCGATTCCATAGACCGACTGATACCATCCCCACTTATTCCCAAAGTTTGCTTCTGTTGAGTAGTCATTTCTTTCTCCGTTACTTCCTGTAAATAGTTCAGGATAGTTTGTGTTAACTCGTTGCTTAAATGATAAAAAAAAACCATAGCAGCAAACACTACATCTAAAGGTGCTTGTTTCATTGCTTCGGCATTTACCATTCCTGTATATTCTTCTATTTGATACTTATGTCCTTTGCTGAATGTGATTGGTCTATATAGTACACTCATTGCTTTGTGCATTGTTTTCCAATCTCCCAAGTTTTCATCAAGGTCTATATATTCTCCAAGTGTCATATCGTCTAGTATAGGTATAAAACCCATTTTAACACCACCTAGTTCAAAAGTAGGTATTAAGGTATGTTTGGTATCAAACACTTTATTTAAGTGCATTACAATGTCTTGTACGCTTTTGTATTTAATTGTTGCTACATCCTTTAAATCAAGGTTGCAAAATATCTGCACCATCTTTTGAAGTAAGAAGGTAGTATCTTGATTTTCTTTAGTGTTTAGCTTTTCAAACTTTTGATATTGACCTAAAGTAATTTCTTTAAGTGTATCAGGTACGTTTATTTCAATCTTCATATATATACAATAATTAAGTTACTAATTTGTATAAAAAGAAAAAGGTAACATTTCTGCTACCTAATTCCCAACCATACCCAAATGAAAAGTTTTAATGTCCTAATATAAATCTATTGTATGCGTATTTATATGCTTCTTCTATTTTGTTTTCTAATTCAATACTGTTTTGTTTGTAAGGTATTTCTTTTCCCTTTATTTTAGTCTTACCTTTGTAGTCTATGTAAAGTGTAACTTCTTCACATTTTTGCCCACCTTGTTTAGTAGGTTTTTGTACTACATATATTTCTTCGTACCAACACGCTTCTCTCATTTTATAGTCCTCCAATGATTCTAACTATTGCATCACTAATCCAATCAAATGCAACTAGCATATTCAAAAATAGAACTAAACTTAATGCTCCACCTATTCCAACTGCTGCACCACCTAATATAACTTTTACCACTTGCTTTCTGTTTTCTTTAGCAATCAGTTCTTTAATCATTGTGTATTCTGTTTTGTTTTCCATAATATAATTATTGGTTAATAAAAGGGGAGTTGCCTCCCCCTGTTTTTTTTAATTATTTTCGTGAATACTAATTAATTTGGTCTGTAAACTTATTAATTCTTTAATTCTAATTTTTGCTTGGTCTGATACGGTTTCAGTTCCGTAAACCATTCTGTTATCGTTTAACTCCTTTGTTGCATAAATTATTTGAGTTTGTGTATAATCAATTAACTCGAATAATTCTTTTTTTGTAATTTGTGTTTTCATTTGTATAATTGTTTTGTTGTTATTAATAGCCCAAAGATATAAACATTTTTTTAACTACAAAACTTTTTTTACTTTTTTTTTAATATTTTTTTTAGTAGATAAAATATTCTCCTTTATTAGGATTCTCTAATTGGTCTGTTAATACATACCTAGCTGCATCTATACAGTCAGGATGCTCCCCTGTAGGTTTTTGTAGTGTGTTACCTTCTTTGTCTTTTGCCCATACATATCCTGCTAATTCACGTTTAAGGTTCTTACTTCTTGCAGTTACATATATTTCGTTTTGGTTTATTAGGTTCAATCCATATACTACTGAATCCCTTCCCTTGCTTACTCCATATATAGAATGTCCATAGCCTTGTAGTTCTGCTATTGATTTTGGTTCAGCTGAATCAGCTACAATGTTTTCTTTTATATCTAACTGTGTAAGGTATCTACTTATATCCCTGTTTAACATTCCTTTCTTATATAGAACCTCATCATAAATATATGCATTGTTCCATTTATATAAACCAATTAATGTAGTAGGGTCTACTGAATAACCAAAGTCCATTCCATAAGCTAACAATCGTGCTTCTTCTGGTATGTTATCTATTTCTTTCCAATCAGGAATACACACACCTTCTAAACTTCCTGTTTCTCCTAATCCGTAAACCCTCCACCAATTTGCCCAATATGTAGAAGTTTTTGATTTTTCTTTAGCTTTCTCTATTTCTTTTACAATAGCTTGGTCAAGTACTTCGTTGTCTTTATAGGTTAAGGTTATATAATCTGCATCTTCTTGTCCTATTATCTCTTTGTCTACCCAAAACAAACTAGAAGGGTTATAATCTAACCAAATGTTTCCTGATGTTCTAACCGCTAATTGATTGTAAGCATCAAAGGGTACGTTGTTACACTCGTTAATGTATAAATCGGTTCTTCTTGCTCCACGTAGTTTATCACTTTGGTCTGTTGAAAAAAACTCTATATAACTACCGTTTGTGAATGTGTACTTTAGAACGCTTTTATTTAGTTGGTTATCATTATACCTACCTAAACCTTTTAAAAGCTGACAGAAGTCTTTAAAAGCACCTCTACGAAGATGTGGTATAGATTCAGATACTACACTTATTTCTTTACCATCGTTTCTTATAGCATAGTCAATTAAAATAAGTAGAATACAAATAGTTTTTCCTGCAGATGTTCCGCCCTTAACTACTTTAATTCTTTTATTTAACTCTAATAACCTATCTAATGCTTTGGTTCTTGCAACCTGCATCTATAAGAATATTGGTAAATCTTCGTTGATAGTAATATCTTTAGTTTCTCTTGGTTTTCCTGCATAGTAATTATAGAACAACTGAACATACTTAAAGTCTTTTTGTTCTAATCCTTTTTGTAATGCTTCAAACGCTAATGGTTCTAATGGTGTTAGCTTTTCTATAAGTGCAACTTCATCAGCTTTAGGTTTTCTACCTGCATTTTTATTCCCACCGTTAAACTTTCTTTTATCCATAATCAAAAAATATCATTAATGATTCTACTATAACAATAAGATTTACATTGTTTTGTTAAACTAAATCAAATTCTCCACTTGCAATTCTCTTTGGTTCGTGCCTTTTTAAACGTGCTTTTAAGAAGTTATACTTGTTTAATAGTGTATCATATTTTTTAGCTTCTTCTGCTAATGCTTCTGCAATTTTATTGTTTACTATGTAATTATGTTTTTCTTCTAGTTTCTTGTATTCTATTTCATAATATCCTTCTATTGAAACAGCTTGTGTAAAAAAATCAGGATTTATTTTTGCAGCGTGTTCTACTCTTTTGTTTAGGGTCTCATAGTCTTGTCTTAACTGTTCATCATATTCTAGCCAATCTTTTATGTTTTTTAATGAATGTAATGCTGTTGCGTGGTCTCTATTCATTGTCTTGCCTATTGCTTCTAAACTCATTCTACTATTGTCCCTTAATAGCTTATAATAGATTGCACGTGCTTCTACATACTTTCTTTGTCTTGTTTTTGAATCTATTTTTAATTTATAAAAATCTTCTACTATCTCTTTAATCATTTCGTGTTTCATTGTCTATTTCGTTTATTGTGTTAATTATTTCTCTTATTGTCATATATCCTGATTCGTGTATTGCTTTTAGTATTCCTGCACAGGCTTCAAATTCATCAATTTCCTCATACATATCAATAGCTTCTTCAAGTTCCGATATGTCTTTTCCGTTTGCTATATCTATTAAAGCAAGTAAGTAAAATTCTTCTACTA